GCCATAAATTTTCTCACTCACCTTAGGGGTATACAACATGATTTCTGGTGTAATTAATCTGGGGTCGCTGTTCCTAGGACTGGCCACGAAAGCCTTTTCTGACAACGAAGATATTGCCGATGCAGCAAAGAGCATCGACAAGGTACGAAACGCATACAATGTGGTTTCTACCACCTCTGTTACGGAGAGTGCGTCGCGTACTATTATCGCCCCAATGGTGGTGATCGACTCGGCCTCTATCCATCAAGAATACATGTCCGATCTCATGCAGATCGTCAACCTGCGTGACGTTATCGCAACTCTTACCCACTTGGCCATGCAAGGCTCGCTGGGCGTGGGTGTGAAGGTCTCCACCTTGATCTCTTCGATCAACCCACGTCGTGCTGGTCTGATGGCTCTGGCGGGTATCGAAGCGCTTGATACCAACCTGAAATCGAAAGAAGTAAAAGATAAAGAAAATGATCGTGACAAAGAGATGGTCGAATACGTTAATGTCAACGGCAAGAACATGCCTGATCTTAACGAGTACACTCCTCTGGCACTCGGTCGTGTTGTAATCGCTACCCTGCGTGCCGAGAACGGTACTTCCTACGACATCCCTCTGACCTTCCGTCAGATCCCGGTGCCGATGGATACCAAAGGCCTGGAGCGTGTGTTCGGTGCGGCCAAGATCGAAGACGGTCTGTTTGCTCGCGCCACCATGGTTGAAACCAAGGAAATTACCATTCCTGATTTCCTCTCTGGTAAAGACATCATTAAGCAACGCTTCCGTATTGCCAACGAAGACATGACTGGCTACTACCGCCAGGCTATGAAGGACGAAACCGGCAACCGCATGGCTGCACTGCGTACCGGTGTGATCAGCGTGAACAACCTGGCCAACACCTTCATCTTCAACCAGGATCAAGCCAACCAGATCGAGCTGAGCATCGGCCGTCGCTTTGGTAACGTGGCAAGCCGCAACGAAATCTTCAAGGCTGTTAAAGCCAACACCATCGTGGTGGTTAACGAAGACCGCGGTCTGTTCACTTTCTACACCCACGGCCAAGATCGTCCTGAGGTTTACACCCGTAAGGACATCGCCATGAAATCCAAGAAAGACGTCGGCTCCAACAATCTGGCCGACCTCGTCAAGCTCATCAACGGAGGCGTGTAATGGATATTCTGTCTTACACCGGCAATGTAAAGACCGTAACAACCGCAGAACTGTTCACACTACTCGCTGAGATCCGCGTTAACGTCGGTGGTGTGATGGCGAACATTGAAAACATCAAGGCCAACAACCTGGCAGGTGATTTCAATCAGTACTCCAGTCAGTGGGTTTTGACCAAGTCGATCGAGAAAGCAGTTGCTGACAAAGGCTTCCGTGGTTCGAGCCTCCTGGACAACATTGCTTACGGCATGGCTGCAATCGACACCGGTCTTGAAGGCCTGAACAAGTTGATCAAAGGCCAGAACGAGAAAGTCTGGGATGGCAAGCTGCTCAACCTGCGCCAAGCCAACATCCTGAACTTCATCGAGTACATCCAGTTCTGGACCAAGTACAGCGGCATGCTGATCGACGTTGTCCTGTCCATGGTGATGGACAAGAAGTCCGACGGCAACCACTACCTCAACGGTCACGACACCAAGTGGCTGATGGGTACTGCGGAGTTCTACAAGCACTTCACTGTTGAACTGCTCAAAGGCTCCCGTTCCCTGATCACCCGTCTGGAAAAGATCCCTTCCATCGAGCTGAGTTCTACCGCTCTTGATGTACTGGAAGGCAGTTCCGGCGGTAAGGATGCTACCGACCTTATTGGTCGTGGTTTCGGTATCCACAACCTCAACCCGGTGTTCTGGTTCGGCCTGGCCAAGAAAGAACTCAACCTGAAGCGTATTGACACCATGCGTGCTGCTAACCAGAAGCATGCGATGAAGATCTCTCAGGCTGTCAACCGTCGTGATGGCACCAACGATCCTCAGATCGACCGTGAGATCGATATCTATCAACGGAAGATCGAACTCAACGAGAACACCATCGAAGAGATCATCAAGGGGTACGATTAATGGCTAAGTTCAAACTCGGGGTAAACGGGTACGTAACCGATCAGTCCTCCGAAGCCGAGTTGACGGCCATTTTCCGAAACCTGGCTTTGCTGCGTCGTGATTCCTGCGTTGACTTCTCGGTGGTGGCTGATGGTCGTATGGCTATCGAAACCCTTCGTTGTGCACGTCGTCTGACTGGCAACAACTTCCGTGAGTGGATGCGGGTTAACGCTGATGGTCCTCTCAAGGTCCTGATCCGCGATCTCCTCAACTACATCAACGGCAAAGTCGGTCACCTGACCATGAACAGCTCTATTACCATGCATGAAGAAATGCTGCGTAATAACGCTCACCGCCAAAACGAAGCCCTTTACGTACCCAGCGATCGTGAAGGTAGTGCTATCGACATCCACCTGAAGAACGGACGTAACCTGTTCGACTTCGATCTGTATCGACTGATGTCGGGCATGGGTGCTGTCAACGTAGCGCGTATCTTCCTGTTGCTGGGTGGAGCGAGCTACTATGGATGATTCGGATGTTCAACTGGCTGCGGAGATGGCTGCTATCTCCACGGTCAAGTCTGCTGAGCTGGTAGAGCTGGCAGGTAATACCGGACGCCTGGAGACTTTCCAGAACCGTCTGGAGGACGCCAAGGACAAGGTAGAGATCGTTCGGGAAATCCTTAACGAGACCGAGGCCCATGAAATCAATCCGAACATCGTTGCTGATGTGGATAACTACCTGGCTAAGGCCGGTGTAGAAATCCCCTACAGTAATGGTTACCAGGAAGTCCTGGGTGCGGAAGATTTGGGTCGTCGTCTCTGCCCTCTGGATTTCCAGATGACCAGGATGATGGGAGTGGAAAACTTCCTCGGAGATTTCTTCCGTAAGGTCAAACAGCTTTCTGTGCAGCTGGGTTCGGAATTCCGTGACTTCTATCTGGTGCTTACTCAGACCGTGGATAGCCTGGAAGACCAGATCGACCTTACCGAGAAGTTCTTGCAACGCATCCCTGCTTTCAAGGCTGGTACTGATGAGATCCTGTTGGGTGTTCGTTTGTTCAACATGTTCAAAATCAAGGACAAGGTAGACGAGCAGTGGGTTAGCAACGTTAGCAAAATGAACTCCACTGTTGGTGCTCTGGCTAACAACTACTACCTGACCAGCCAAAAGAATCTGAATGAGACCATGGCGTTCTTCGGCGGCTTTGCCGAACTGAATGATGACCAGGGTACTCAACGGTTCCTTACTCTGCCAAAAGCTATTCCATCTGTGCGATTCAAGGAGTGTTCTTACCCTAACAAGGAAGCCTCCGATAACGTCGTTACAGCGAAGCAATCGGTTGAGCTGATGGGTGGTGCCTATTTCCTGGATACGCGTCTGGAAAAGGTTAATACGGAGCCTAAGGGCCTGTTTGAGTTGGAAACCTACATTGAAGGGTACATTACCCACGATATGGTCGGTTTCCAGAACAATGCTCCTACGATTTATCCGAAGATCGGCACTGAGATCAAAACTCTGTCGTCTGAAGTTATTCGTTCTATCCTCAAGCTTATGCGGGAAATCCTCAAGAGCTGGCGGAAGAGTATTGAAGGACAGGACAGCTACAAGGTTAACGATGCTGAGTTCTCTGAGATCATGAAAGGTATCTACGAATCGCAGATGTCCGATAGCCTCAAAGAAAAGGTTCGTCATGCCTTCAGCGGTATTGTCCGGAAGAACCAAAGTGAACTGTTGGCTACTCGTACTTCGGTAAGCAATTACCTGGTGCTGGTGTTCAACGGCCTCATTGAGATCTGCAACACTTCGATCTCTGCCAATACACCGGAAGAGTGAGAGGTGGGCAATGAGCGAGTTGAAGCGACTGTACATCCAAGGCCTTGAGAACCACGCGGTGTTGGTAGAACACAACGCCTCGTTGGCCATCTGGTCTGACAGACTGCTCAACGATCGTTATGACGGTAATGAGGACATGAGTGCTGCCCTCACTACTTTAGGTTCAGGCTTCGCTAGCCTGGGTGGTGGGTTGCTTTCTGTGGCCGGCTGGGTGGGTGGTAAAGCTCTGTCTGGATTGAGCTTTGCAGTAGGGGGTGCTGGTAACCTCCTCTCCCACGCCTTCAGTGATAACGACGTTCTGATTAAAAAGATCCTCCAGCAATTCTCTCGGTCCGATGAAAGTGAAATCTCTTTCAGCGCTTCCAAGGTTGCTCTCCTGACCAGTGACGGGGATCTTGATACACTCGAACGAGACATGGACGCCTTGTTGGCTAACTTGACCTTGATCGATAAGCACGGTAAGGATTTGATTTCCTTCCTCGACAAACGTATGGGTATCCTTCGGGAACTCAAGAACGTTAAGACCACCGAAGATGTATTTAAGGTGATCGATAAGTACGGGGAAGTTTCATATCCGGTACTCGCTCTGAAACACAGTCGGGGAGAAGATCATTGGTCTGATCAACTTCCTAACGGTAAGGTATTTGCTTTCAAAGAAGGCGCTAATAAATATCTTATGAGCGGAGACTCCCCTGAGGGGTCGGCATCTTCCATGACAATGTCCAAGTCTGAAGTCAGCAACTTGCTGAACAAGTTGGATAAGGTCAATGG